GACTACTTTCTGACTATATATCTTTACAGTTCGTTCAGTTTCTAAACATTCAGGTGATAATAATTCAGCCTTTACACTATCATCTGGATCATTTTCTACGATCCAAGTTTTAATCATATCAGAAAATACATTTAATTTGTGATTAATATTACATGGTGCATATTTATCAGTTAATCTAGGCATTCTAATATACCTATCGTCATATCCAAATCTCATAGATGGTTCAAAATCTATTTTATCATCTATAAAATTTGAATAACCTTCTGGTACTAACATAGCACCAAGAAGTTTTCTCACTTCACTTTTTATGTCACCGGTAATATCAACAGTATTTTGATATTTTATTAAATAGGAGCCGAAGCCCCCATTGTAGTAAAACCTTGTGTTTAACTCTTCAGACTGAAACTGTTTTAAAACTAAACCTCTATTGTCAATATTTCTTATATTTAAAAAACCGCCAACAGAAGTAGGCACGTCTATAAACAATTTGTAATTAATTAAATTGTTATTCAAAAAAATGTTAATGAACGATTCGATTTTATCATACTCTATACCTCTTGTTGATAATACCAATATATTATCACAAATCTCTCTTACCCTGCTATTTGCTGTTGTCCGGGCTGATCCTGGTTTATCAAATAATATGGAACAAATTTTTCTTGCTGGATATCCGGTCATACCATCTTTTGTTATGATATTACGCAAATATTCAGTACACTGATTGGAAGCAAAGTTTTTGGCTGGATTAATGGGATATTTAAGAATGAAAAATAATTGTGTTATCAATGCACAAATTATTAAATCATCGCAAACAGATTGTGCATCATCTCCCATAGCCCAAGTAGAATAAATCACTTTTTTACCATACCCCATGATGTTTATTATATCAGCTATCAAATCCATTCTACTTTTTGTAACTAATGATCCAAACCAACTAGTCCAACGAACTCCGGATGGTACACCGTGTTTCAATCTTATAAATTCACCATTAGGTCGTTTTACACGTATGAAATAACCTTGCTTCATAAGACTAAACATATTTAATATTGTCCTATCTCTAGTTAACTTCAATAACAAACTTCTATGTACTGTAAATAAATTATCTAACTCATCAGTTCCGACAGTTTGATCAAAAGCCGAAGCATCTAAAGGTAAATTCCATGCACCCATTTCTATATAATCTATTGCCTTCTGATATAACTTATACTGCCCTTTGCTACTTATTATTGCTGTCATACCTTCATTTATTGTCATTTTATCAAATATTGTGCTGAAGAATGACATTCTTATATTATTGATAAAAGGCGCAGATATTATCAATCTACCTTTACCTCCTATTTCTACTTTTGTAGCATAAGTATACACTTCTTCGGATGTATCCAATTCTGTTAATTTAGTAAATATTTCATTTTCATCATACATTACAGCAAATGCTGCTTTTTTACTAGAACTGTCAACGTTTACATTATCTTTTTTATCAAAAACTTCAACTTTTACACCCCTTGAGCTACCTGATGTTACCCAGTTATCTGGGTTTGATAACCAATCTTTTATATTTAGGTTCAATTTTTGTAATTTTCTATTATGTAATATTTTATGCATTGCTTGATATTGAAGTTGTTTTAGCGTCTTACCGTCACTAAATAAGTGATCGCGCTTTAAGTCATCTCTAAACCAACCTATCAATTTTTCATCTATTTGTTCTTTGGATATTTTTGCTGCATCACCTATATTATATCCAAGCAATAAATGTAAATCAACAAGTATGGCCCAATCTTTATCAAACCTAAAATTACACTGCTTTATGTATGTCCCTGCAGTTTTGAGTGTATTAAACCAGTTGTCCCAACTAACACCAGTTTTTATATTCAGATAATGTAAAAACCATTCTAACAATTCGTTTTGTTGTTTATTTAAGAAATATTTATATAATCCCATCGATGCACTTAGTGGATATACCCATCTTTTATCATATAAGTATTCAATATTGCAATTCAATTTATATAATTTTAAATGATATTCAGATGCATAATCATTTTCCATTGCTTCATTTTCATAATCTTTTAATCGTAACTCTTTTAATTTTTTAAGTACATATTTTTTATCAGGACAAATATCTATTATGGTTTGCC